TGGATATAGTTTTCGAATGAAGTATAATCTACATTTATATCAATTTCTTTTTCTTCTAATAAACTGTTTAATTGTTGAATTGAACTTGTTAAAGAAGTAGATATTAAATCACTATATGATAAATTTTGAGTTGAATTATTTACTCTATCTTTTAAATCTATATTAAAGTTAGGTCCACTTATGTTTTCAAAATCAACAAAAACAATAGGTTCATCCTCAAATGTGACTTGATATGCTGATGGTTCTTCAAAGGTGGTTACAATCCATAATGTAGAATTTATATCAAATTCCTCTGGTAAAGGTTCATATAATTTAACAAGTACTGTTGGGTTAGTTGGATCAAGATTATCTAACTGGATGTTATTAGCTATAGGTAATTGGTTGTCTCCAAAATTTAAATAGAAATCTAGGAAATAAGTACTAGTTTCTCTTTCTTGAATAAATTGAGTAGTTTGTTCAACTATATCTAAATTTAAAAGTGTAGTACTATCTAAACGTAGTTCAGTTCTGTCTGAGGATATTTCAGTTATGTATAGTTGTTGGAGATCAGAGCCTATTTTTTTATTAAGAAAATTAAAATACGTTATATATTCACCTTGATCAAATCCATTATCTATAAGTAATTGTTCAGGATCTATTGTAATTTGAGATACGTTTCCATCATTTCCAGCAGATTGACCATCATTTTGTATAGTATAGTCAATAAAATTATAATCAAAAGTAATTATATTACGATTATTATCATATACAAAATATTCTATGTAACTTGAAGGTCCAAAAGAAGTACTTAAATCAAATGTTGAAATTAAATTTGTATCTTGTCCTTCATATATTTGAGAAGTAAAATCTTGTGTATCTATTTGAATAATTTCTGCTGCCATTATTGTGGGTTAGCTAATGTTGTTCCTGTTTGTAACTCTACTATTTGTTTTTGAGCATCAAGTAATTCTGTTCTTAATTGAGCTATTTCGTTTTGTAATGCAGTTATTTCTTCTTGATTTGCTTCAAAATTAATATATTCACTACTTTTTTTAATTAAAAATTCATGTGAATTAATTTCCCCAGTTTCAGGTATATCGTAAAATAACTCATTATACATTTCAAAAAAATCATTTACAGTAGGTTGTTCATCAATCTGTTGTTGGATTGTTTGAACACCTAACTGTTTGAAAGAAGTATCTATAACTTTAGTATAATCTCCTTTATTATATACTTGTTTATTAAATGTAATATTTTCAGCCATTAATTAATAACTTTAAAGTAATAATCATCATCAAATATTAATGTAGAACCATTAATTATAGTTTTAATTAAAATTTTATAATATCTTTCCGGTTCTAAACCACTCATATAAACATCAAAATAATTACCTTTATTGTCAGAACTAATTTGAGTATATTGTTCATCGAAGTTAATAACAAATTCATTGGTAGCCAAGTCTTTTATAGCATAGTATGAACTAGTTGGTAAATAATTTAAATTAGTAAATAAAGAGGATGTTTGATATACTCTAGTAGGGTATAAAGGACTTACATTAATATAAAATCTATTTACACTCTCTGGGTTAAATATTCCTGGGTTTTCAGCTAAAGACATTTTAAGGTCTGTTGTATTAACAACAGGTGAATTTTCTGTTATGACTGAAGTATAATCTCTCCATCTAAATTCTAATTGGGGAGGGTAAATAGTATTAGTATCAACACTATAATATTTTAATACAGGTTGAACATATTGACTAGTATTAAATTCTTGTGAACCCGTTAATTTAACAATAAATCCATAATTTGGAATAGTATCAGTATACCAAGTTTGAACTATTGGTTTTACATTTACTGTTATATCTTTATTATCTCGTAATCCAAAAGATTGAGTTTGGGGTAATCCCATACTACTACCTTGGATAAATGAAGGGTCAGCATATGTGTATGCTACATAAAATAAATCTTCGTTATCATAAAACCAATTTCCTCCTCCAGGTTCAGAATAAGTAGAATTATATGATCCAGTATATCCATACCCGTTATATGATCCACTTAGACTCCATAATCCTGAATTAGAGTAATTGGAATAGTTCCAGGAGGCTCCATCTTGAACTTGGGGGCTATCTAAGTAATGACCTGTTCCATTATTCCATTGTTGAGCTATAGGTCTAATTTCCAAAGAAGCATCTAAATTTATACCTTGTGCTGTAGCTATGAAATTTCTTAAAAATACATCGTATTCTTTTTCTCCAATTTTATTAACAATATCTTTTATTTCATTATTGTCAAATTGAATTAAATATCTAGAAACTGAAGGGTTTCCATCTATACCGAGGATATTGAATGCTTCACATATTGCATCTAATCCAGTATTCATTGAAGGGTAAGAGGAATATAGAGTTGTATCCTGTTGAGGGAAAATTTTATAAATAGCCATTTATAATGTTTTATTATAAATATGCAATTATAAAGGAACTACTTTACCTTTTATATCAGAATTTGGATATCTTACCTCAAAAATACTAGGATCTAATGATGGATAAATAACTAAATTTTGAGTAGCTGCTGTTATATCATAAGCATATTGGGAATATCCTGAAGAGGTTCCTGCTTTATTTGATATAGAAATATTTTTTACTGTTTGGACTCCTGAAATTTTATCAAGTAAGATATATAGATCTCTTAATATAATAGGTTGGTTGAGTTGCCATTTAGAAATAATAAAATAATCTTGTAAAGCTTTAATGCAACTTAATAGTACTTCATTATTATTATATTCTGGGAGAACTATGATTTCAAAATCAACTCCTATATTAATTATAAATGCATCTCTAATTTCAATATTATCACCAATCATTCTATATTGGGATAAATAGGTTCTTAAATTATTTTTTAAAGCACTTCCAGCATAATCTAATTGGCCACTTGAATTTTGAGATAAAACATATAGATTTAAAGTTTCAATAGTTGATACTTGATTATCTGTTAATTTAGGTTGTTCAATATATGCTTTAGATATAGCTCCATAATTTGAAGGCATACTTAAAGCTCTAATTAAATAGTCATCTGCTGTAACTGAACGTTTTTGGGATGCTATAGAAACTAAAGTATTTTGACGGATTTCTTCAATTGTATCTCCTGCTTTACCACCTGAAGCTGCTAATGGGTTATTTGCTGCTAATGAATTAAATATATAATTTGATATAACAGCATTTAAATTTATTTGATTAAATTTAGCACTGGTTGGGGATACAGTTGTTAATGTATTTGCTGGGATATTAGATTCAACTCCTCCACCACTTAAATATCTTACTGTTAATGTAGTGTTTGATGGAGCAATACCGTATGTTCCTGTGTATAAAAAGTTAACAGGTGAATATGCTGTGGTTAGTTTATCTTTAATAAAAGGTAAGCCTATACCTACATTATTTGCATTTGGAGATATTTCCTCATCTATATTATTTGGGGATCCTACACCAAATTGTAATTGAATCGTATCTGGTGATATAATTCTAGTAGCAAAACGTCTTTGGATTTTTTTTAATCGAAGTAAATAAGCAGCATCTGTTCCAGCATTTGGGTCATTTATGTTAGTATTTTTAATACTATCTAAAACCATTTCTTGACCTAAATGATCTACTTCATACCACTTATTTCCATCTGAATCTGTAACATCTAGAATTTGAAGAAAATTATTTGATGTTAAATTTATTGTTGCAAATTGTTCGGGGGTAGTAAAATTAAATGTTTGGGTTGAAATGTTTGAGGAAATAGCATTTCTACTTTTCTTTAAAAGAAAATATTGAGGTACATTTCCTGCTATTTGGTATACAGAAACTTCAGTTGGGTCTTGTGAACTTGAAATAGAAAAATCAACTTTATCTTGTATTAAGAATGTTGTTCCGTTTTGGGATGATATTGTTGAATTTTCTGAAATAGTTAGAGCATAATCATAATCAGGGACAATTTCACCTCCTACATTTTTAGCAGGTAACTGTTGGTAAAGATCTACAGTTACTTGAGCTGCTGTTGAAACTTTTGGTTTATATCCAAACATATATGCTAATTCATATACATTATTATTTTGTTGAGCATATTGGATAAATGTTTCTTGCAATTGGTTATCTAAATAGAAACTTAAAACATCCCCAACATATGCTGCTTGTTCCATAAACATCATACCAGGTGATGCAGGGGAAAAATCATTATATGTGTTTGGGAAATATGTTTGAGCATATTCGATTAATCGTTGTCTAAAATCTGAAAAATCGCGATTAATGTATTTTATATCTCTATTTGTATTAGCCATTTTTAAAGTTGTATTTCTAAAGTATCAGTTATATTAGTATTAATTACTGAATATTTAAGGGTTACAGTAATTTGGTTTAAATCTTCTTGTCCAGCTACAATTAAATCTGCTACATTTATATTTGGGAAATATAATGAAAGTTTAGCATTTATATCTTCTCTAAGAAAATTTAAATTATCTGCTGTAATTTGTTCAAATATAAAAGCACGTAATCCACCTCCAAAAGTCGGATTTAATGGACGTTCTCCAGGATTAGTTAAAAAGAAATTAATTAAGTTGTTTTTAATGGCATCCTTAGTTTGATAATTTGAAATAAAAACAGCAGGTCCATTTAATGGAAGATTTACCCCAACAGCAGCATTTGCATTTAAATCAATTGGATATATCTGTTGAGGGCTAAATGCCATTATTTAGTATTTAAAAGTCCCATAATTTGGTCCATTCCTAATTCACCAGTACCTAAATTACCATTTACAGGATCACTTGATTGAGGTCTAAATGTTGATTGAACGTCATTTGAGGTAAAACTTAAAGCTGTTTCTCCCAATACATCTTTATATTTTTGTCTCAAATCCATAGTTGGTTGAGTAAATGTAGGTTTTGGAGTTTCTACGGGTTGGATAGATTCTCTAATAACTGTTTTAGGTGAGCGAACTGCTTCTAAAAGAATATCTTTTAATTCTTCTTGGATTGCCTCTCGTACTGCTTCTTTAATTAATTTTTTTAATCCGTCGGTTTTCATATGATTATAAATATAGGGTTAATCTGCTTTTAAATCATTTTGTTGTATATAAAATATAAGTTCATCAATTAATATCTGATCAATTGATGAAAAAGACCATTCTCCTTTCAACATTACTACACCACTTTTATTTCTAGCTATAGCTCTTCTACGTTTTAAAGAATTAGTTGTAGTTTCAGTTTCAACTCCCATTTCAAATCCATTTACATTTATTACTATAGGGGAATTATTTGATTGTTGTTGAGTTAAAGCTATTAATTCAGCTGAAAGTTGTTCTTGGGTTAATTCATTATTAGGTGAACATTGTTGAATTAAGGTATCGAGTAAACTTAAATATTGTAATAATTGGGTTAAAACTTGTCTAACTATAACTAATATAGTTAATAAACCAACATTAGTTGATTTTAATCTATCAATAGTTTTACTCAATATTTTATTAATTCCTGGGGGAAATGGATTAAGGAATGATGGAGTATTATCTGCTGTAAAAAGGGTAGCATCTAATAATATTAAAGCTCCTTCTGTTATACCTAAAATTTTAGTAGCATTATCTATAATTTTTAATGAATTATTTATTTGTTTTACTAATTTATTTTTACGGGAAATTAATTTACTTAATTCCTCTGGGGTAGGGCAAGAAATTTTATCTTTTAAATCTGATGTTTTGGTTTTACCTTGATCTATTAATTGGGCGGCTTTTGTAATTCCAAATTGGGATATTAAAGTTATAGCTAATGGTAAAGCAGTTTGTTTGAGATTTATAACCAAATCTGTAAGTTTCTTTTGAGCAAAATATTCAGGGGTTTTCTTTGAATCAGATAATTTATTTATTTGATCTGGTTTTAACTGGGAGGCCTCTATTTTATCTGTTTCAGTAGCAGTTTGAATAGGGGTCATTTGAATAACACCTAAATCTTCTTTTACAGTACCATCTCCTTTATATGGATTTTTTTCTATAATTTCATAACCAGGAGCAGAAATAGTTACTGTAGGAGGTAATGGAGATTCAGGTAATTCAAGACTAACTTCTCCTTTACTATTTGAAGTTGTTGGTTGGGAAATTATTGATGTAGTGGAAGATGTTGGTTGA